GATCGTTACATCATCAAACATAGGACCAACTGCCAAATTTATATCTCGCCCACCCACCTCGACTATAATGGTAGTTAAACTACCCCCAAAATCAAAACCACCCTCGTAGCTTTGAAATCCACTATTAGTACCACTCGCACTTAAAATATCAGTACCACTAAAAACATTCGTTTGTCCATTTCTTCCTGTAATATGCATATAGATTGAATCTTGTGCATCTTGTTTTTCAACTTTGATTGTATAATTAGTTCGCCCACCTTTATCAAAACTTAAATCGGAAATATCAATAGTATTAACGAATGTCGTACCCATGTTTGCTACTCCCATAGCACTAGTTGAGTTGCCACTTCCTGTTATCATGGCACATTTATCTGTTCCTAATTGACCACAAGAGTTGCCACTAGGCATACTTGCTGATCCTTGACCACCCCAATCTATGTCCATATCGCCCTCTTTTGAACTAACAACATAATCGTTATCGCCATCTAATAGATCGCCAGAGTCTTCATTTGAAGTAGTTGTTGTTGTAGTCGTTGTGGTCGTTTCAGTAGTTATTGTATATCCGTTTGATTCGTATTCTATTGTTTCAATAGAACTTTCCTCAATAATTTGTTCTATGGTAGGAGTACATAATCCGACTGTATCTGTAGTACAATCTACTGCTTGACTATAAAAGGGGAACCAACATAAAAGTAGCAATCGTCCAAAAAACTTTCCAACCATTAGAATCCCCTTTTTCTTCTGTTAATTTTATTTTTTCTTTTTCTTCAATACTTTTAAAAACTAAACTACCTTTTGGCACATCTTCAACATTTTCTAACCAACCATTTTTTGCATCAATACCTATACTTGCATTGTATGGGCAATAAGTTCCAGCATTCCACATCGCATCAAAAACTCTAGAGTCTGCACATAATGTTGAGATTGCCGCTACTTTCATGCCCATAGCATAGAGAGAGCGAGATATTTTAAGTCTTTCACAGTTTTCATCACGGACAGTCATACCGCTACTGATACCTAATATTTGAGTCTGAACTGCACCAGCTACGGCAGTTTTACAAACATCTGAATTATTAACTACTACTGATGGTGCGTTAGCAGTAGGTGGTGTGTTGTTAGTTACGACTGTTGATGAAACTGTATTTGTATCTGCCCCAAGAGCAGAGTTCATTAAACCATTAAGAAACCAAATTAGTATTGATGCTAATATTATTCCTATAATAAAAGGATTCCTCATTTATCATTCTGGCTTTGGATATTTATTTTTAGTTGCTGTTCTTTTTGCTTGTAAATCTGTAAGTGTATCTCCACCATCTAGTAGTGCGTGAATACAATCGTCATGTGATGGATATTCTGCTTCTCTATTTCTTTTCCATTCTTCAGCATCATAAGCATTTTTTAATTCAGTTACTTTAGCATTTATATCTGAATCAGAAATAGGAGTTTCGCCATCAGCCCATGTTACAATTTCATTTCCCTCACTATCTGTAGCAGTAGTAAATTGTTTTGTTTCGTCTATTGCTCTAATTGCATGCCATTTTGAATACATTAGTCTAATACCTCCATACAAGCGAGATATGATAATCCATTATTTTCAGATATATCACCTGAACTCGGATCACTACCTACAATACCTCTAACACCTGAGTGTGACCTTGTATCTCCTGTTCCTATGCAAAATTTAACAGTTTTACTGCCTGTGCCAGGAGTTGCAAAAGTACAGTTGAAAGCAGAAGCTAAATAAAGTCTTCTATGATTATGCTCATCTAAGTGTAATATTCTTGCTGTTGATTCACTTCCTAAAATCCAACAAGCAGCGTCATGTGAGTTTGTACTAGAAAAACAAGTATAAAATCCCCATACATACAAATTACTAGAAGCACTTTGCATTGTATAAGAACCCTCCATCACAGCACTTGAATTATTTGGATAATAAAAATCACTAGCAGTACCAGATAATTGAGTACCACTGATACTTGACCATGTTGTTCTACTTGTGCTGTTAAATAAAATTTTTGAACCTAATACTTTACCTGACAAACCTGTTAAACTTGCACCGCTAATAGCTGGTAAGTTTCCTGTAAGTATTGTTGCATCTAAAGCACTTGATGATCTTGCGTTTGTTTTAATTAATGACATAATTTATACTCCTAACAATGCTTGTATCTCATCATCGTCTAAACCTAAATCTTTTAATTTTTGTTTTCCTGATGCTTTTTTATTAGTTACTGTTGTTTCTGCGTCTTTAATTTCTTGTATTTTTGCATTTACATCAGCTTCACTAGGTATTGTTGCACCTTCTTTAATCACTTTTATATTTGCGTAAGTCATTCTTTGATCGTTTGGAATCTTATCTCCATTATCATCATGTGTTTTCCAACCATACCAATTTGGTTTATCTTTGTTAAACTCCTGAAGTGCGTCTTGTAAATAATCTTTTTCCATAATTTATCCTATGTATCTGCTAATTTTATAAATATTGCACCTGTATAAGTAGCACTTGAAGAACCTGTAAACCTACAGCTGTCATGAGAATAACCATTAAAACGAATTTTATGATTTGCTACATCTGTTATATATGCATGGTAATGCATTTGAACATTAACATGATGACCATTTTGTGGACTATTACCAAAACTTTCTGTTACTACATTATAACTGCTGTTATTTTGGGTAAGTTGAATTTGAGCACCAACGTAAGCACCAGCATAAGTATCATTAAAATAACCATTAAATAAAATTAAATAGTGTCCTGTTGAAGGAAAAGTAAATACTCCAGAACTTTCTGACATTCCTGTTCCAATTTTATCATAACTATTAGTATCATTTCTTTCCCAATTACTAGTAATTACCCCAGTACTAACAGTAAAATTTGCACTGATTCTCCATGTATCAGCTTCAGTAATTCCACCAGCATTAGCAAAACTTAAATTACCAGAGCCATCTGTTTTAAGAAATTTATCTGCACTTGGGTCAGTGCCAGGAAACGTGAGTGTATAACTACTTGATGTGCTATGTGCTGGCGATTTTAATTTAATACCATGACTGTTTTGTGAACAATTAAGTTGTAAAGTTCCATCAGTAGTACCATCGCCTTTGATTTGTAATCCAGCGGCAGATGATGTTGATACGAAATTAGTTTTTGCATTAGTGACTGTTGAATCGCTTGGTGTACCAATATCTAAAACATTACCAAGTGCTAAAACAAAGTCGATAGAATCTGATGATGCTAATGTCGAACTGAACGTAAGAGTAGAACCCGATACTGTAAATGATGAATTAGCTTTTTGTATGACTCCGTTAAGTGATACGATTAAATGATTTGCTGACTCTGGAACAAAAGCTACTGAATCTAGTGTTAATGAATAACTTGCTGTTGCACTCGCAGTCAAGTTGTCGAGCATAGAGTATGCACCAGTCTGGGGTTCTTTGCCTATATAACTCAATTCTTACTCCTTTGGATTATCTGATTTTACTTTAGCAATAGCTGTTTGCCAAGTTGTTGTTGAATTAACTTTATCCCAATACATCATATCTAACTGCTCTTGAAGACTAGGATAAGATTTTTTTCTTGGTTCTATATGTGCATCTCTAGTTTCTATTTCTGAAATTTTAGCTTGTATATTTTCAACAGAAATAGCCTCTGTTTCATGTGTCCACTCAATATTATTAATATCATTGTTAATGACAATAAAACTTGCATTAGGATTTATTTCTAAAATTGCTTTTTCTATAATCATTATAAAATTTCTTTCATTATAAAATTAGATGGATAAGTATTTCTATTAACATCATTATTTCCCATATCGTGACTTCTATTTATATAGATTGTTGCGTTATTTGAACCATGACCTTTAAATAAAATTATTCTGTAGTAAATGGTTGATGAAGAAATACTTGATGTGTCATGTAAATATTCATAAGCAATATTACTTGTTTCATAATCTGTACCATTACTAGAACCACCTCTATTAGCATTTCCAAAATGACCTCTTGGTACAGATGAATTATATGTATTTGATATATCTGGAACATCTGTAAAAGACGAACCATTTGTTGAATATTGTATTTTAAACAATACCCAAACATCAGAAGTAGTACCTACAAAAACACTATAACTCAAAAGAGTTTTACTTGTTTGAGATTGTCTTGTAAATGTTGCGTTTAATCCAGCAACAACATCACTATTACCTCTACCACTACCAGAATAACTTGTGCTGTCTTTGTAAGTGACTTGATAGATATTTCCAATTCCACCACTAGCCTCAGCCCATGTTAATCCTCCCGTATTTCCTGATTGTGCAGATAAAAAATAACCATTTGTAGGTGCGTTGCTAACTTGCAGTTTAGCTTCATTAACTGCTTGGTCAACTAAATCATCTTGTGAAATTGTTGAGTCAGGAATATCAGAACTTGTTAGAGGTACTTTTGTGGGAGTCTTACCAATATAAGCCATGCCTTACTCCTATGTTATTTCTAATATACTTAATGTTGCGTCTATCTTTGCGGCAACAGAACAATCTATTTTTAAAACATCTGTAGCTTGCAAAACATATTTACCACCAGATAAAACCTCTAATGAAGATTTCGCTGGGATATCAACATCTTTGATTAATAAAACTGTTTCGTTTGTTTCTGTGTCTGATGTATCTGAAACTAATTGAACATCTGCCGTGATAGCAGTTGTGTGAATATTACAAAGTGTCAATCCAATTACAATTGTTTGAGTTGAACTAGGGCAAGTGTATAATGTTAATGGAGTTCCAGCACTTGCTGGCATAGCACCATTTGTTTTTACCTTAAAAGTATTTGCCATTTATCCCCCTATCCTAATGCAATAGAAAGTGCTGCCGCCTGTGGATCAGTTTCTGATATAGTTCCCGTTACTGAAGCAGTACTCGTGATTGCATTACTTGCTATGTTAATACTAAATAATTCTATGTTATCTGTACCATCGTTAATTTTAATTTTTAAAAAACCAGATGTTCCTGTATCTACCCAAATAGTCCCTGTTGTTACAGAACCTGGAGCAGAACTACCACTATGTGATGAGTTCACTGCGGTTAATATATTATTGAGTTCCGTTCTAAATGAACTGAAACCTTGGTTCGCCAATGATACGTCTGATACTTGTGCCATAATTAATCTATATCCTTTTTTGTTTAGCTTTGCAACCCAAATCCCTTGGCAATATAATCAAATGTACGATCTACTGCAGAGCCACTTGAATTAACAAAAGCAATGTTGAAACCATTAACAGTTTTTGATGTGATTGTAAATATATCTCCTGTTTGCATATTTTGTGCCGCAATACCTATTGCTGGTATTTCAAAAAACGGATTAGTAAATGTGATTGTTTTTGAACCAGAAGATGTTGCTAAATTACTTTCTGCAAATGTACGTTCTTCCATATTTAATTTTATTGCCATTGATTTAACATTACTTGATGTTTGATTATCGTCATTGGATAATTTTAATCTAAACTTTGCAAACTTAAATTTAAAAGTTGCTGATTGAGTAACATCAACAAATGATGTGCAATTTGCAAGTGAACTTGTTGAAGTTGCTATTTGTACTCTATGAAAAGCATGCAATTGTTCTGTACCATCAAATGGTGCTTTTGCTGAATCAAAAAATAATGCACCACGACCATTATCAAATAAATCGTAAGGGTTTTCTGCATCTAAAGTAATACTTGGCTCGACATTACCATCATAAACTTGTGTTAAAGATATTGAGTTTGAAAAGTTATAAAAACCTTTAGCATCTCTATTTTTATTATTGAAACTAGGATTTGATGTTGTATCTGTACCACCTAATTCAAAGTCACCAGAAACTGAATCAAAGTTACCTACTGTGTCATCAAAATTAGTAACAGTATCAAGTGTTATTATAGTATCGCCTGACGGATCAATTTTAACTGCTAATGGCAAACTTGTATCCATTTGATCTAATCCTGTAAAAATATTTGGTGTTTCGGTAAAATTTGTAACTGTGTTATATGCTTGGATACCAGAAATATTTGTAGTAACAATGGTAGCTTCTGCTGAACTGTTTCCATTTTTATCTACTGCTTTTATAAGATAAGAGCCTGTCCTTGCTGGCACTACTGCATTATCACATTTTCTACGAGGACATCTAACAAGATTAGTAGAATTTAACCAATTTGCACCTGTTGATACGTTTTGATATCGGATTTCATAAAAAGATATATCAAGATCACTATTTTGACTTGGTGGTGTCCATGTTAATTTCATGTGATGTTGTCCATGCATTTCAACACCAAAATCTTCAACATTACTTGGAACTTCAACACCACCTACAATTTTACGAGTTGTTGATATAAATGTTGATTTGGCACCAATAGTGTTTACTGCTCTAACACGCACTTGATAAGTAGCTTCATCAATTACATTAAGATGTTGATAGCTTAAAATTTTTCCTGTTGCTACTTCTCTAAATGAATCTGTAACTGCATTACCGTCTGGATCAAGAGTTTGTTTTATTTGTACTTCATAATTATCTACAAACTTATCTGGCGATGCACCTATTGTAATTAATAATCTTGTTATTACAATTCCATCGGCATATTCAATTAATTCATCATCTAATGAAATACTTGCTGGTGGTTGTACAGTGAATGGGTTAGGTAAAGTAGTATCTGGTATAGTCGCTGGTGCAACTTGTGTACCAAATGTGTAGTAACTATCTTGATGTTCAGAACATTGTAAAGTGATAGTGTGATCTGTATTTATAGTCATTCCTTGAACACGAAAAGGTTTAGCAGAAAAACTTGGTGTTGCGTGTGTTACATTAACAATATCGCCTATGCTTAAATCTAAAGCTGTTGCATCTGTTTTAATATTAATATCTAAACTTGTTCTTGATCGTCGTAAAATTATTTCTGCCATTTCTTGTGCTTGATGTGGATTTGTTAACATTGCAAAATCAAAACGACCTTCAAGTGTTAATCCTCCATCAGCAGTTTTCATATTTGAAAATGTATCAGCACTTGCTAATCCTGTTTCATCAACAGGAGGAAACTGAGCAGTATCTGATTGAAAATTTTTATCTGGGTTTGTAAAATTAACTATTACACGATTATAACGTGAATTTTTATTTTTACTGCTAACTTGTATTCCTCCAATTATATTATCTTCTGTAAGAGTAATTGAAGCTGATCCAGAAGATTCAACTAATATTTGATATTTACCACCACTAAAATTTAAAAATGATCTTGTTCCCCTTACAAAGTCTTTTACATTATCTATGGCTTTTTTTGATGTATCTACAACAGGGTGGCTATCCATTAAATCAATCTGACTTGCACCAGAGAAAGGTGTTATATTCGTGTCACAAACATCACCAGCTACTTGCCAATCTGCAAAATTAGAATCAAAATAACTATTTGCTATTCCCATTCCAAATCTTTCGTTTCTTAAATAATCTAATAATTGATAAATACCATTATCAGAATATTCCCAAGTCGTTGAATCATCTTTTCTATGACTACCACTTCCTCCTGTAATTGTGCTATCTAAATTAGGATTATAAACTTTTCTGCCTTTTACTATTGCATTTACGGTTGGTAAAGAACCAAAAGCATCGCCATTCCATTTGAATTTTAATGCTATATAAGCAAGTCCTCTTAATCTATGATTAGATGTCCATGAAGATAAACCAGATAACAAACTTGAAGCACTTTGACTATCAGTGCCATAATGTGGCTCTATTGTTATCAAACTTTCTGCACTTGAATCATCATCTGGTGCTTTGAAATAATTTGCATCAGAACTTGCAACACTTCTTTGAGTATTGTCAGCTATATCGCCATCAAATGTAACTTCGTTATCATTAACAAAAATTTTAGTAATATCATCTATTTCGCCCTCTGATACGATAATAGCCATGTATAAAAATTCATTATCTGTTCCACTTGTTTCAAGAAAAACTACATTTCCTCCTACTTTTCTTGTTCCATAAACAATAGGTATATGTGCATTTGCACTAAATTTATTTACTAATACTCCTTTTGCATTTCGATCAGATTGATTATCTCCAAAATCTGGTATTTCGGGAATAGGATTTAACCAACCGATAACATCTTCAACGATATCAACAATTACGTCAACGACATCTTCAATGAAATCAATAATATCTTCAACAGGATTCCAACCACCCATTAGATTAACCTCCAATTGCTACCCATGTTTTCAAAACCTAATCTTTCAAAAACAGGATCAATGTCTAATTTAGATGTGATAGATAATACTATCGGATTATTATCAGAAACTTTTTTAATCATATCAACTAATTGTTTTACTAATTTATAATTTCTAAATTTTTCTTGAATATAAATCATTTGAATTATCATAATTTTTTGTTTGCTAAACCAATATTCAGATTTATTAAAAATACAACAACCTACTATTTTATCTCTATCTAAATCCTTTATACAAATAATTTTTCCATTTTTTAAAAAGTTATTTAGATATTGATTTAATTTTACAGTATCAACTTCTGGAAAATTACAATCTGTTAAATCTTTTTCTTTATAATCTTTAAGTAAATCATGCAGATCAGTTATATCTTTTTTTTGTGCTTGATATAAATGAATACTTGTCATTCTCTACCCCATCTAATATCTTTTACAGTAAGTGCGGCAAACTCCATTCCCTTATCACTACTAAAAAATCTTTGTTGTGAATTATCTGTGGTTGTACGACCACTTGTTTTTCCAAAGTTACCCCAATGTGATGTTACAGTCATAATTAAATTTGCAGTAGTAGTATTATCACTAATTTTATATTCATCTATCGTTCCATAAAATAGTAAAAAAGGATCATTAATTAAATCATTATTATTGTCTAAATATCCTCTATAAATATAAACATCATCATTGATTATATTTTCACTAAGTGCGATTGAGACATAAGTTTGATCAACTGCTGATAAACTTAATGATAAAGAATTTTTTGTAGGTTGATTAGTTTCACTTACTCCTGTGATACTACGAAGATGACCATTTGATAGATAAGTTCTTGATGTTCCTGATACACTAGATGTTAAATCAAAACTTGCATTTGTTAAATATATCGGCGTTGCAAAACCTATTTCTATTAAAATTACAGGATCAATAATTCCTGTTGATAATTGTGTTTTTACCGAACTCGATAATCCTCTTGCCATTATAAACTTTCAATAACATCAAACTCATATCGGAATAAAAGGTTTCCGTCATTATCATTTTGAGTTGTTTCAAACTCTTGTACATCACTAGTCAAATGTACAGTAAAAGGTACTGAATCGTATGTGACTGAACTATCGTCAGATAAAGCAGTTCTTAATGGTGGCTCAATAGTTACAGTCGCCGCATTTGAAGAGGAAGTTACATCTGCTACCACCATATATACTTTATCATGTGCAAATTTTATTATATCACCAGCTTTTAATCTGCCAGCACCATCACTAGCAAACCCATCAATGGCAATCGTAGTATCAGCCGAGGAGTGTGCACCATTCACTAACAAAGTGCCTGTTTCATTACCTTGTGCATTAAAATAACTTGGTAAAGTAACTGTAAAATTTTCTTTCTGCGATCTTTGTTTCATTATAAATGCCATGATCGGTGCAAACTCCGACCTTTTCATAGGAGGATATGAAACTGTAAAACTAAACCTTTGCCCTTGAACTTGCCTCCTAAATGTTTTGCCACTATCAGTTTCACTAAATAAAGTCTTTTGAGTATTCTTAAAATTAATTGCGTTAAAATTTGTATTTGGTAAAGCTCCACTCATATTAAATTACCGCCATCTTTCCTTTTTCATTAACTGCTGAATTGATAATATTTACTAAAACACCTCTACTGTTTACTAATAATTCATTGAATCCTCTAGCATCAACAGTATTAATATTAAAATTTACTGTTACAGGTTTTCCACCACCTAATTGATTATTTGGCACAACAGTACCAGCTTGATCTGGTATAAATAATTCTGGACCAGCTTCCCCAACTATCGCAGGCTGACCAACTGCTGGACGTCCACCTTTTTCAAAACCTTTTATTTTATTAACTAATCCCATACCAAAAGCAAGTGACGCACCAACTGCCGCAATGTTAAATGGAAAAGGTATAGATGCAAAAGTTTTTAAAGCACCCTCATAAACACTAATTAATGCTTTTTTAATTGCGTCCATTTTAAACATTTCTTTTGCTTTTTTCATAGCTGAACTTACCACAGAGCCAACTAAAGCATTTACTATTTGTTTTATAATAGTTCTTGCTAAATCTTCTATTGATAGCTTTCCTGTCATTACAAAATTTGTAAGAGCATCAGTAACATTCTTAAATGCGTTTTTACCTATTTGCTCAAAGTTTTTAGTTACGTCAGAAGCATTTTTCATAGCTTCTCCAAATCCCTCTCTAAATCCTTCGTATGCTTTTTCTAACATACCAACTTCATCTCTTTCTTTTTTTAACTGATCTTGAGCTTCTATTTGTCTTAACTTTCGTAAGTGAGCAAATTTTGCTAATTCTTCATCTGCTCTTGCCTCTTGTTTCATCAATTCATCAACTTTTGCTAAATAATCGATCATGGATTGTTCCATGTGTCCTGTACCTATAATTACAGTATCTAAAGCACTTTTTAATTTTGAAACATCAATATCTTCTGCACTAAAAAACTTTTTTATCATTTCCGCAGTGCTTTCAGTTATTCCTCCGAAATCAATTAAATCTAATCCAAGTTTTTTTAAACCAACATTTATTGCATTTTTAATATCATCAAATAATGAACCGATCGCTATGATTAATAATTTTGTTTTACTTCCTAACATTAAAAAACCTATAATACCCATAGCTCTCATTTCAGGAGGAAGCATATTTATAAAAGAAAATAAATTTCTTACTGAATCTGCAAAAAAATCAAATATAGGTTTCATCATGTCAAGAACTCTTGCAGTTCCTAACATTATTTTTCTTAATGCAGTTACTAATGCTTCACTAAATGATTCTGCCGCTTTCTCTAATGAACCAAAGTTTTTTTGTAAAATATTTTCTACTGCTATTAAATTAGATTTTAAGAAGTCAAATGCACCAGCTTCCATAGTAGCTTTTTTAAATAAAAATATTTTATCGCCAATCATTGATAAAACACCATCAAAGGTTTTTGCTAAATCATTTGTTGCTTTACCAAACCTACCACCAGGACCAAAGACTCTTTCAAATGCTTCTGCTGTTTCTTCTGCTGTAACAGTAGCACCAGCTTTGAACCCTAATAAATCTCTAACACCTCTTTCTCTAAATAAATCTGCCGCACTAATACCAGCTGATAATGATCTTTGAATTTGTTCTGATGTAGTTCTAAAATCTAATCCTGTAACTGCCGCAACATTACCAGTGATTTCCATAATCTTTGCAAGTTCATCTGCATCTTTAGAAACTACTGATAATACACCAGCACCTTGTTGTATTTCATTTAATGAGAATGGAACTTTACTTGCAAATTTGGCCATCTTATCGAAAGCCTTTGCACCTTCATCTACACTACCAAATAAAAATTTTAATCTTACTTGTAATCTTTCAATATCTCTTGCAGTATTTATAAAAGATCTTGCAACAATCCCACCACCTAATGCGGCGAAAGCAACTTTTAAATTAAATACAGAATTTTTAAGATTGTTAACTCCTTTAGTGGCAGTTTGCATTGCCATACGAGTTTTATCTTTAGCGATAATATCTATATTTACTTTTTTTGTAGCCATTTATTTTTTCATCTTTGCAATTCGTTCTTGTCTATCTCGTTCTTCATTTTGAAGATTAAAATATGCTAACCACATATTAAACTCAACGACCGACATTTGCAAGATTTCTGAAACTGTTTTGTGCAGTTTCTCGCCTAAAGCAAATATATTATGGAGTTCTACGTTATTTTTTAGTTTTTTTTTGCTTCTACGATATTGGTATCTTGTGTTCCCATTATCTTAGTTGCTACGTCAGCAATTACATTAGTATCGGCTTTTGTTTTAAATGATAAGATATGACCAGCATTAAACATCTTATCGCCATCTTTAGTTAATGCTTTTTCAATAATAACATCAATTAAAACTATCAAATCAGTAGTCGTAGCACCTTTAAATATTTTTGCCTTTTCTTGCATATTAAAAGGTTTTGTATGTATAGCTTTATCGCCGACTAAACCCCATTCTGGTACTTCAATTATTTTTGTTTCTTGTGTATTAAAATGATCTCTAATACCTTCAAAATAATCTATTTTTTCATCAGCCATAAATTAAATTATACAGTGCCGATAGTTAGACCACCATTACCTTGAACTGTAACTGTTCTTGTAGTTACACCATCAAGAGTTACACCAACTGACATTCCTGTAACGATACCTGTTCCAGATAATTTTTGCTCACCTGAACCAGAACCCTCTGGCATAAATTCAAAACTTAAACTTGAGCCTTGAACTAATGTACCTTGAGCAGTATCATCATCATCAAAATTCATATCAATAGATGCTGTGAATGTTCCTCTACCAACTACATATGATTTCATAGAATTACCTAAAGCAGTATCCTCTACAATATCGTGTGTTGTATCAACAGTAAATCCAGTCGCTTTACCAATACTAGTTCCACCAACATGAACTACTGCGTCTTTACCATGATGTGTTGCCATATTTTACTCCTTTGTCTTTTTAATTTCTTTTATAATCTTTTCAGTTTCCTTTGCAACTGAAATATTTTTTTTGTTATCTAAAGTTTGATAACCAAGTTTTGTATAATGTTCTACAAAATCTTGGGATACTGTTATCATACTATCGCCCTTTTTCATATTTACATCTTTTGCCATTATGCAGTCCCCCTTGTAAATTCATACATTACACGCACTGTTATTCTTACACCACCATAAGGGTAAATTTGACCCTCATCAGAATTTGCAGAAATAATTTGTGTATCTAATGCATTTCCATTTCTTGTTATATCATTATCAAGAGTTTCTTCAACTACTTCAATAATTTGATTTCTGACTGTATCAATATTAGCAGATGTACCCTTACCAAATGCAACTATAAGAAAATCTATAGTTCCCATATATGTTCCAGAGCCTGTTGCACCTATAGAAGCTGGTTCTCTAGTTTCTTCGCCAGATTGTATAAACATAGCTGGGAATTGAGCATCGCTTAATTCTTCCACTTCAAATGGTTCTCTTGTTAATTTTTTAAACTCAATAGGACTTGTAACTGCATCAAGTTTTGTAATTATATCATTAGCAATGTTTTCTCTTTTACTCATAAGCCTACCGCACTAAAATAAAATTTTGCAAACTCATTTTTTAATTTTTCTTCTTCACTATTACCTATTGAAAAAAAAGGTCTGACTGTTTTTCTTTTACCTACTCCAAAAAAATCATGTTGTGCCGCAATCTTTTCTCTTTCTTTATTTGAAAAAAATAATGTATTTGTAGTTCCTCTTTGTTTAAAATCTAAACTTCTAAACATTTTTCCTGTATCTGTTAAATCTACAAACCCTGTTTGTCTTCCTCTATCTTCTCTAGCCTTTTTAGTAGATTTTGCATAAGGCAACATTTTGCCACCATCAGGCAAACTACCAGATTGAGTTCTTTTAGTAATCATTAATACTGCCATATTTGAAACTCTATTCAAACTTTTTTGCGTAGCAGATAATTGTTTTCTAGTTATACCTTTTAAAAAATTTTTTACTTGTAAAGTGTTAGCTTTTATTTTTAGTTCCATTACCTTACCAATCGTAAGCTATGCAATGGTTCCTTTTCACTATCAGATACCGTACCCCCACCATCTTCGTCGTATTCTACCCCGTCCCTAAGTATAGCTTGGAACTCTTCTTCGTATCTGTCCCTATAAAAATCTATTTGAACTTGAAAAGTATCTTTGCCCTCGCCAGTGTCTGGATCACGCCATTTAGTAAGTATTGGGTAAATGTATTTCCATAATGCTAAATATACAACAGATTGAGTCCATTGTGAGTTAGTAAGTTTGCTATTAGTAATTTCAACTGAAGTAACTTTTGTAATGTCTTTGTATCTTACTTGATGTCTATATCTTTCCCACCATTCTTCTCTAATTCTACGAAGAACATCATTTTCTGCAAATTGTAATTGATCGCCAAAGTCTGTAATACCAAATCCTAAAATATCTGGTTGAATCTTTTGCAAATTAGTATTCGCAACTGCAAACTCTGACGTTGCCATTATTTTTTA